CGTTTGCTGCTGTTGTTGCAACTAAAGCGACTGCCCTTATTGCAGAAAGTATTCCTAATGTTGGGTCGGGAATTGCAAAAATAGCACCTAATCCTAAGATACCATTTAATATAGCACTGGCTCTATTAAATTTCTTTTGTGTTTCAAATTGTTTACGAGCTAAGTCTTTTTCATCAACTGCCTTTTGTTCTAATATTGCTTTTTCTTCTTTAGAGCCTTGTCTTACATTTTTTAATTTATCAGCATAAAGTTTATTATTTTTTTGTGATTCCTTTAAGTAATAAGTATCCGATAAAGTTTTTTGAACTGATAAAGCTGTTTGAGCAGCAATGTTTACCGATTCAAGTATATCTCTTTGTAATTGTTGTTCTTTTTCTAATTTTAATTTTCTTGCATCATCTTCTTCATCTGATTTTTTCTTTGCAGCTGCATCAAGTAATGCTTTAGCAGCATCGGCATCATCTTGTTTTTTTTGTTTAAATTTTTTATCTTTTTCTTCTTCTATTTCTAAATATTTATCAGTTATATCACCTTTTTGTTTTAAATATAATTCATCTAAAGCACTTAATAATTCATTATTTGCACCTTTAGATACTAAAGATTTACGTTCTGCTACATATTTATTTTCTAATATTTTTTCTTCTTTTTCTTGTTCATCGTAAATTAATTCGGTTAGTAATTCTTTTAATCGACCTTGTAATTCTAATTGATTTTGAAATTCTTTATCTGCAGCATCTTTAGCATTTTTAACTTTATCTTCATTTGCTTTTTTATTATCTTCTACTGCTTTAGTATCTATTGCATTAATTGATAATTGTAATCCAGCTCTATCATTTTTTAATTTAGCATTTACAGCTTTTGCTTCTGCAATTACTTTATCACCTTCAGATGCTACTTCATCAGGATTAAATACCATTTTTGCTAAACCCCCTGTAAAACCTTGTGCTAATCCAAAATCTTTATTAAATGCACTACCAGCTAAATCAATAGCATATAATAACGCTGTTATAGGAGCAGTTACAAAAGCAATTATACCTTGTAAAATTAATTTATTTCTTTGTGATGCTTCAACTTGTGCTTTCTTAGTTTGTTCTGCTTGTGCTATTGCTATGTCCGATGCTGCAATGGCTTCATCAGTTTGCTTCATTTTTAATTGCAATATTTCTTTTTCAGTTTTGCCTTGTAATTTTAATATGTTTTCTTGGCCACTTATTGCACTTAATTTATCTTGTTGAGTCTTTAAATTTTCATTTGCTAATTCATTTTGTTTCTTTAACTCAGGTGTTAACCCATCGACTACTCCTTTAATGTCATCCCAATAAGCATAGATAGTTCCTAATGCAACAAGGAAAACACCAATGCCAGTTGCAATAAGAGCTCCTTTAATTGTTTTTAAACTTTCTAATGCTGATTTACCCATTGACTTGAATCCTTCAGTCATAGATATTATACCAGTCTTTACTTTGTCAAAATCTAAATTCATCAAACCCTCACGAATTTGACTAAATCCTCCTTTTAACATTTCAAAGCCAGTACCCTTTAATGTTTTACTAGAATCGTTTAAATCATCAACTTTATCTTTTAATGCCGATACTTTTTTTGCCGCTTCAGTTGCTTCAACTGAAGTAGAACCAAACTTTTCAGTCATTGCTACATGTTCATCCTTGGCCGCCTTAATTGCTGTTTTTAAATCTTTAAAAGAACTGATTGTTTTTTCTACTCCTGTAACAGTTGTGTTAAATGCTATTTCTTCTTTTGCCATAATTATATTATAAATACGTTAGTTGCGTTTGATTTAATTGTTATTATTGAATATTGCCCTGTTATTATTGTTTGTGGTAAAGCCACCCCGTTTAATGTTTCCGATGCCACCCCGTATAACTTTACTAGGTTAGCAGTTGCATCAGTTCTAAAAAATGTAAACTCGTAATCAATAAATAAAGTAGCATCAATAGTTATATTTATATTCCCAGCTACAGCACTTACATAAAAGAATGTGCAACTTCCATCAATGGTATAATTACTTGTTATTGTTATTGACTTTTTTACTACTTGACTTGTATTTATTTTTGCTAAATAAGTACCACTTGAATTATCTATTATAATGGCATCCGATAAGTTAATACCTCCACTTGTTATTGTGCTTGTACTTGATAAATTAACGCCTGTAAAATTACTTATTGATGATTCTATAACTACGTCATTTGAGTTTGTTAGCGTAACGCTATTTGCTCCTGAAGATACAAAGTTATTATCACCCCCTACTATATTGCTATTGTAACCAAAGTTTATATTATTTCCATTTGCAGAACTTAAATTTTGCATTTGTAATATTGTTTTGCCATCACCGCCCCCATCACCTCCACTAAAATCAATATCGTTATCAGGAACGAATACAGCATAATCAGTTAACTTTAATAATTCGACCATTGTCGATTGTGGCTTCATAAAGTTGTAATCCTTTATTGCATTTACTATATAATACCCATCGTCAAAAATTACATTTCTAAAATCAAAGTTCTTAATGTCGTAAGCTGTTAAATTATAATATCGCCTTTCAATCTTTGAACTTTTATCAGTTAATTGATTTATCATTCGAGAATAAAACCTATTATACAAATTGTTATTAGTATAAGTCGCCTGAGGATAAGTATAATAAACTTCGTGCGGAGTATCCCAATTTAAAGTAAGTGTAGGATTATAAGGATTATCACAATCCCCAGCAAATGGATAGGTAGTATAAGTTGTTGATGTGTTCCCGTTTGTATACCATAACTTCCAACTGCCATAATTCATAGCAATTAAACCGCCATAATAAAGCGATCTTATATTTGATTGTATTGGACTAACTGCTCCCGATTCGACTTTATAAATAGTTGGTATGACTAAGCCATTTTTATAGTTACCTTTTATAGGAGTTCCCGAATAAATTACACTTACATCTTTTGTTTGATTAATAAAATCATTATCGACATACTCTATATGCTTTCCGAAAGTTTCTTTATAATCTTTTTGATACTTATCATTCCAATAATCGGCATCCTCTTTATAAGCTAATTCATATCGTAAAAAATCAAGTTCACCTATTGGTAATACTTCACGCTTCATTGAGTAATCACGCTTATCAGACCAGTCTATTGAGCCACTATAAAAATTCTCCCTATCTTCAATAAAATAATTATATTCATTTGTTTTGTCTTGCACCATGTAAAGATTATGCAATTTAAACTCCGACATTAACCAATCTATTTGTTTAATATTAATCGGTAATACTTTGTTTAAATCGACTAAGTCATCTTCATCAATATTTGTATTTACATAATTACCCGAGAAAAATGTTTTTGCACTTTTAATTTCTGCCCTTACATTAGATATAGAAGCTGTAATCATATTATAACTAGCATCAAAAAATTGATACTCTACATTCCAACCCATATCAACTTTAACATCTAATCCGCCATATAAAGCAAATGCTGGCAGAGATATTTTACGTTCTATATTTCCGATATTTAAAGGATAAAAAACAGTTGTATCAAATTCAAACTCTTCAAAAGCAACAACAATACCATTTACTTTTATGTTATAAAATATTTTTCTATTATTACCTATAAATTTTACATAAGTAGCTGTAACAAATGAACTGTAAAATATTTTAAAGTCTAAATTTATTAATGCTTCTATATTATAATTTACATATTTAAAAGCAGCATAAGTATTTGTAAACTTACCATTTGCAGAATTGTATTTACCAGCAGCATTATTATAAGGTGAAGATGTTGCATTAAATATAATAGTATTTGTTGTTGCTGTATTTTGATTCCACGAATTTGAAGCTGGAACGAGTGCGGCCCAATTAGGTCCAATAGTAAACACACTTGTTCTACCTACATAGAATTGATTGTCTATTAATTGTTGAGCTGTTTTTTCAAACTTATCGCCACTTGTTGGAATTATTTGACTTTTGTAAAATGTTGAATTAAAAAACGTTGATGTATAAGTATAACCAGCATCGGAGAATATTTTATCTAAAATAGTTTTCTTATATAATGCTGGTCTAAAGTATTTAATCTCAAAATCCCTTTCAGCAACTGGGAGTGTATTACCCGAACTTGGCATTACTTGATTACCATAATCTATTAAAGGATAAACATAACCATTACCCAAAGCAAATGTAACAGGAGAACCAGCTACTTGTATTGATGTGGCCCAGCTATTAGTTACGTTGTTAAAAGTTAGATTGTGATTATAAGTGCTAAAATTTAAACAGTTAGTAAACGAGGTATCTTCGGGATTCGATAATAATTTATCTGCTATTTTTGTAAATACGTTTCCGATAGTTCCCTTGCAGCTACATTCATAAACAACCTCACCAGTCGAATCATCAACATTTATTTTGATTAGTTGTAAATCCCCTTTAAACTGAAGAACCGAATTAACATAATAATATATGTCACATTTCTTATTAGGATTGAAATAATTTAAACTAATGTTAGATTTCCATATTAACTCAAAGAATTTATTAATATCCTTAGTTCCAGGGAATGTTATTGTCTTTGAAAAACTTGCATTCTTTTTATCAGGGTTTCTTATGTCCGATATTAAAAAGTTAAAGCTAATTGGAATCTCATCAATATAACTAACATCGTATTCTATCGGAGTTGCGTCTTGAGTATATAATAAAATTTTTATATCGTTCATCCTTTTTGTCTTTGATTGTTGTGAGTAAATAATAAATCAAAAGTTAAGTTTCTTAGCTTATCATTATTCTTAGAGACATAAGTTCCATTTGTTACCTTTACCGAAGCATAACCCTGAGCAGTTCCCAAATCTAATTTAACATCAGGTGAACTAAACAAATCTTTATATTTTAATAACTCTGCCTTCGTTACCCAATCGCTATTTAACTTTAATCCATTTTGAACGTTTACAATAGTTGGCTGTTCTACAGCTACCGAATAATCCAAAGTCATTACATTACTTACAACACTCCAAGGTGAACGTTTAAAAGTTGTACTTGTTTTAGTAGAGTTTAGTTCAGCTACCTTGCTACAATGCAAAGTTTCATAAGCTCCCGTTGTTGATAAGTAGTGAAGCGTATAAACATCAAAACGAGGACTGCATTTTATTGTATATCTTTTAACTTTAAATGGAGCTAAATTAGAATTTATCTCAGCCATTATATCGTAATATTCAACACCCGTTAAATACGTTGCATTAATCCCATCAATCCCTTTTTTACCGACATCAATACATACCATGTTAGTTTGATAAGCTCCAGTTGAATTATATCCATTTGTAATTGTATAAGTATTTAACACCGATCCCGCAGCATTATAAGTTCTTAAATATATTTTAGGTAAATCAGTTTGTCCCTCTAAAACCATCCAATATAAAAAGTTACTTCTATTATTAAACGTGTAGTCATCTGCTAAGTCCGATAACAAAACAGGATAATTAAGATTAGGATTAGTACTTAAATCCCAAGTATAATTTTTACTATTGTATTGTGAAAACGTAAGCATTTCTAAACTACCATTCCAAACAATGTAATCAATATCAGTTCCCGAATAAATAGTTCCTGGTAAAGTAGAGCCGTATATCTCACCGATGTTTACTCGTATCTTACGAATACTTGTATTTTGTTGGAACCCATAAACATTAACAGGTATGTAATTAGTCATTAATAACTCACTAAACTTTGAAGCATCGAATTGTAATTTACCGCTTGGGTTTGGTAAGAACTTCTCGGTTACACTATAACCACTTAATATATCAGTTACTACTATATAATATTTAAAGTTAGCTGCTAATGTTTGTGAACTTGAAGCCACGAACCATTGATTATTATAACAAGGTATATACCCGTAATATAATGCATCCGTTGGTTTACTAAGTATTGTTATCGCCATATCTATTTGTCTTTAAAACTATTTCTATATCTTTTTTCATTGCTAATCTTATATCCGTTGCTAATTTCTCTTGTCTGCCATCTTCTAATACCGAACTTAAAAATTGATTACCTTGATAACCTTTGTTCTTTAATTTTCTCCTTACTAAAAAGTCCATTGCTTTTACAGCATCGGCAAACTTCATTTTCTTTAATACTTTTGTTTTACGATTAGTTTTATTTAATCTATTTTGAGTATCAATCCTATCTTCTAAATTACTCTTTTGAAATCCTGGTATTAAGTTACGTGATTTAATCCATTTATCTATTCTCGCATCTTGACTAACTCCCGCTGCCTTCCTTCCACTATCTACAGCTTCCCAATAATCATTCAAATAAACGTTTAACTTAATCCCATCAGATGAATCTACTATTAAGTATTTAATTGAAGCACTTAAAGCACTATCACCAGGATTAGATGAACCGCCAGGATATTTACTTTTGTAACTTGCTGCTCTCGCTTGTAGTTTCTCCGATAAGCTTTTACGCAAATCCTCAACAACCTTAGTTCCGAAAGCTTCTAATATTATTTCAACTTCATTCATTTATTGATTGTGCAAATTGTTCACTTTCTGCTTTATGTTTCATATATTGAATACGATTTAAAAACCTTGCTATCGACCATTCCATTAATTCATCTTCTTTAAATGGATCACCTCCAGTAATTGAATCTATTATAAAGTACCAACCATATTCTTTTCTGAAAGATTTAACTCCCTGTTCACTTCCTCCATGTGAATCGCTATCTCCTTCTGCACCTCCTCCAAAGAGTTCAACAAATCCGCTTTCAATTTTTCGGACCTGCTGGAGTAAAAAAAAAGTGTCCCATAGACATCACCTACCTTTCCATAATTATAAATAACATCGGCTATTATATCAACGTTATCGGAGTTAAATTTATACTTACTAAATACAGGACACTTAACATATATCAATGCTAAGATTTTATGTAAGTTATTAATTACATCGGTTTCATATTGCTTCAAAGCTGTATATTGATTTGTCTTAAAATCCTTCTCATCCTTACAAGCTTTGTATCTTGTCCCATCGTGCCAAAACGTTTTCTTTAGCCTTGTGTTGGGCTTTGAATTAATAAGTAGTAATACTTTACTCTTTACTTTTTCAAGTTCGTTAAAAGACATATTCTCGTATTCCGATACCGAAATGTCAGTAAAGCTCGAAGCTATCTGAATTATCTTATCAATGT